TAAAGAACCTGTAAAAGCAGAGGTAATTAGAAATTTTTTAGATACTTTATTATTTACTTTTAAACTTGAGACTAGCACTGAAATATTTCCCAAACAAACAAAATTAGGTACGGATGAAAATGGTAAAAAGTTAAATGGTAACTTTATAAACCTACCTTACTTTAATAAAACAGAACGATGTGCATTAGATTTAGATGGCACAAAGTTTAACTTTGAACAATTCATACAATTAGTTGAAGCTAATAAAAAAACAGAAGTAGAATTACACGATTTCTCATCAGCCCATGTGAAAAATGTATTACAAGGGGGGCACGAAGAATTTTTTGATGGTCCTCCTTGTTTGCAAATACTTACAAAAAATAAATTAGATGATGGCAGAGATAGGTTTCTTTACAATTATATGGTTTTTGCAAAGAAAAAATATCCCGATGATTGGGAAAAGAAAGTAGAGAAAGCAGCCAGAGATTATTTTGAATACTCACCAGAATGGGATGATAAAAAAGTAAAAGATAAAATTAAAGCATGGAAAAAAGAAACAAAAGGTCATACTTGCACACAAGAACCAATAGTCAGTCATTGTATGAAACCACAATGTTTAAAAAGAAAATATGGTATAGCCTCTGATACACAAAAAGCTTTTCCAATGCTATCAGGTTTAGTTAAAATTAATTACAGACCCGATCCAGAGTATACGTTTAATGTATCTACTCCTGGTACAGCTAAAGTACAGACAGTGTTTGCAAGATCTATAGAGTGGATAACAGACCAAAGAAAAATGAGAAACATTATAGCAAATGCTGCTGGATTTGTACCAGAAATGGTTAAGGCAAATGTTTATCAAGATGTATTAAATCTTTTATTTGCAACAAGATCAGTAGTAGAACCCCCTAAAGGTACAAGTTCTGAAGAAAAATTATTTGATTATGTGAAAGAATATATGAACGGCCCTAAAGCAGAAAACAATATATCTTTTAGAAGTGGTGCTACGTTAGTAGAAGAAGGTGATGCTTTCTTTAGTTTTCCAATATTTATGAACACCTTAAAAAGTAAAGAATGGAAGTTAAAAGAAGATAAGACAGGTCGAATGATTGAAGACAAAGATGGATTTATCAAAGGAGAAATAACTAGAAAAAGATTTCCTAAAAAGAAAGATGAAAAAAAATCTCACGATGCAATCTCTGTAGTAAGAGTTGAACTAAATAAATTTTTAGAAAAAGATTTAGATGAGGAAGTATTAGAGATTAAAGGTACAGAGGAGATAATGTGATCAAAAAAGTTTTGGGTCCTCCTGGTACAGGTAAAACATATACACTATTAGAGTACGTTGATAGTTACTTACAAAAAGGAATACCCATAGATAAAATAGGTTATTTTGCTTTTACAAAAAAAGCAGCTAACACTGCTAAAAAACGTATGGTAGATAAACATCCTGAATTTAAAAAATCACAATTACATTACTTTCAAACACTACATTCATTTTGTTTTCATGTTCTAGGATTAAGAGAAGAAAATGTAATGCAACCCGAACACTACGAAGACCTTGGTAGATTAAGTAATATTAGATCAGATAATAATAAAAGATTAAGAATAATAGAAGAAAGCAACGGCTATCTTACCTCCAACTCTGAATACTTTCAAGTAATAAATAAAGCTAGTGTAAAAGATATACCTATACAAAGTGAATTTAATACAAACGAATATAGCAGGAAATTAGATTATCAAATATTAAAACACCTAGAAGTTAACCTAGCAAATTACAAAGATAAAAATAAATTAATTGACTACACTGATATGATTAAGAAATATATTAAAGAAGAAGAGAAGTCACCTACATTTGAAGTAATATTTATAGATGAAGCACAAGATTTATCTCCAATACAATGGCAAATGTTTGATGTGTTGCTAACAAAAACTAAAGATATATTTTTAGCAGGAGACGATGACCAAGCTATATTTACTTGGGCAGGTGCAGATGTAAAAAGATTTATAGAACAACCTGCAGAAAATCAATTTCTTGAACAATCTGTAAGAGTACCTAAAGTAGTACAAGAAATATCTAATGTAATACTATCAAGGATACAAGGACCAAAGATAAAAAAAAAATATTTACCAAGTGATGAAGAGGGTACACAACAACAAATATATTCTTTAGATAATGTTGATTTATTAAAAGATAAATGGTTAATATTAGTTAGAACCAACACCATACTTGAACGAATAGAGGAGCAATTAAGGGCTAAAAACCTATATTATTTAACTAAAAAAAACAAGAGTTACAATGGTCGATTGTTTAGAAACATTCTAAACTGGACACGATGGACTAAAGGAGAAAATTTAAACGTCACAGAGTGCCAAGATATATTTGAGTATTTAGATTTTAAGTTTGATGATAAAAAATTAGGTACTAGTATATCAATAGAAGACGCGGGTTTCAATAAAAATCAAACATGGTTTGATGCATTTACTAAAGCAAATAACGAAGAAAAATTATATATTAGAGCAATGTTGAGTAATGGAGAAAAATTATCTCAAGACGCAAGAATAGAATTATCTACTATCCATGTAGCAAAAGGTGGGGAAGAACAAAATGTTATTGTGGTTTTAGATAATGCTAGAAAAATAAGACAAGCTGTTGAACACAACACAGACAAACAAGATGAAGAGCATAGAGTTTGGTATGTTGCAGTTACTCGTACAGCTAAAAATTTATATTTTTTAAAATCTAAAATAGAAAGGAACGGTTATATAATATGAAATGTTGGCACTGTGATGAAGAATTAATATGGGGTGGAGATCACGATATTGAAGACAATGAAGATTATGATATTGTAAGTAATCTATCTTGTCCTAATTGTCATTGTCATGTTGAAGTATACCATCCATCAGAAAGATTAATTAAAGAATATGAAGATTATGAGAAGGAGAAAAAATGAGCACAGACGATCCATACCTAAAACAAATTGCAGGCACACATTATATGAAAATGAAAATTCAACCTGCAGAATTTATTAATAAAAATAATTTACCTTTTGCAGAGGGTAATGCCATTAAATATATTTGTCGGCATTCAGCTAAAGGTGGTCTAGAAGATATTAAAAAAGCCATACATTATTTAGAAATGATTAAGGAGAGAGATTATAAACCAGAAGAGACAATAGAAATGGAGATAAAATAATGATTGTACCAAAGTTTGAAGCACAAAAAGAATGGACTACTCCATCAGAGTTTCCTGACTTAAGACAACACGATGAGATAGCAATAGATTTAGAGACCAGAGATCCTGATTTAAAATCAAGAGGTTCTGGTTCTGTTATTGGTAATGGTGAAGTGGTAGGAATAGCTGTAGCTGTTGCAGGTAGTTCTTGGTATTTTCCTATTGCTCACGGCAATGGTCCTAACATGGAACGTAAAAAAGTTTTAGAATGGTTTAAAGATACCTTGGCTTGTAATGCTACAAAAATATTTCACAACGCAATGTATGATGTATGTTGGATACGTCAATTAGGTTTAAAAATTAATGGTTTAATCGTAGATACTATGATTGCTGGATCACTGGTTGATGAAAATAGATATAGATTTGATTTAAATAGTTTAGGTTGGACTTATTGTGGTCACGGTAAGAATGAAGCTGCATTAAATGAAGCCGCAAAAGAATGGGGAGTAGATCCTAAAGCAGAGATGTGGAAACTACCAGCAATTCATGTTGGTACTTACGCAGAGAAAGATGCCAGTCTTACATTAGAGTTGTGGCAAGAAATGAAAAAAGAAATTATAGCACAAGACATACAAGAAGTTATGAATCTTGAGACAGATCTGTTTCCTTGTTTGGTTGATATGAAATTCCTTGGGGTGAGAGTGGACGTTCAAAAAGCTCATACACTAAAGAAACAGTTAGCATCAGAAGAAGAAAAATTACTCCTAAAAATAAAAAAAGAAACAGGAATAGAACCTCAAATATGGGCAGCAAGATCGATTGCCAAAGTGTTTGATAAATTAAATTTGGAATACGAACGAACAGAAAAGACAGCTGCTCCTTCATTTACTAAAAACTTTTTGTCTTCTCATAGTCATCCTTTAGTACAATGTATAGCAAAGGCCAGAGAAATAAACAAGTCACATACTACATTTATAGATACCATTATTAAACATGAACACAAAGGTAGAATACATGCTGATATAAATCAATTGAGATCAGATCAAGGAGGCACTGTAACAGGAAGGTTTAGTTACTCTAATCCAAATCTACAGCAACTCCCAGCAAGGAACAAAGAAATTGGACCAATGATTAGATCATTATTTTTACCTGAAGAAAATACAACATGGGGATGTTTTGATTACTCACAACAAGAACCAAGATTAGTTGTACACTATGCATCATTATATAAATTTCCATCTGTTTATGATGTTATTGAATCATATCAAAATGATCCGAATACAGACTTTCACCAAATCGTTGCAGACATGGCAAAGATACCAAGAACACAAGCTAAAACTATTAACCTTGGATTATTTTATGGTATGGGTAAAACAAAACTACAAGCAGAACTCGGTGTATCAAAAGACAAAGCTAATGATTTGTTTAATCAATACCATGCAAAAGTTCCATTTGTAAAACAACTGATGAATGCAGCATCGAATAGAGCACAAGATAGAGGACAAATAAGAACTCTACTAGGTAGACTATGCAGGTTTCATTTATGGGAACCAAATAGTTTTGGTATGCATAAGGCCTTGCCACATGAAGAAGCACTCCAGGAACATGGACCAGGAATTAAACGAGCCTACACTTACAAATCTTTAAATAAATTAATTCAAGGTAGTGCAGCTGATATGACTAAAAGATCTATGTTAGAACTATATAAAGAGGGTATTATTGCACATATACAAATACATGATGAATTAGATATATCTGTTGTAGACCAAAAACACGCAGATAAAATTATTGAGATTATGGAAAATGCTGTTAAATTAGAAGTACCCAATAAAGTAGAT